ATTACTCTTTTTGATAATGCTCAAAATTCATTTAACTATGCTGCTCCAGGTGCTCATCGTTATTATATCGATGCTGTTTTAACTAAACTTTCATTAGATAGCACAGCAGATACAGATTTTATTGAACTGCTTCGTACTAATGTTGGAAAGACTCAAAAAGTAATTGATAAGTCAGAATACTCATATCTTGAAAAAGAATTTGCGCATAGAACATACGATGAGTCTGGTGATTATACAGTTAAAAACTTTGAGATTGATGTTCGTGAGTATAGAAATAATAATCGTGGCGCATGGACATCATCTCGTGTTTATCTAAATGGTGATGTGGTAACCAATAGCGATTACACATATGTTGCTAAAAATTCTGGAACATCTTCTAGTAGCACTCCACCAACTCATACATCTGGTCTTGTTTATGATGGTGCTGTTGCTGGTGTTGGTACTTCAGGTATTCAATGGGAATATAATGAAAATCCATACTACAATCGTGGTATTCACACCCCAGAAACTTCGGAAAATATTACTACACAACGATCACATGAAGCGCAACTGGCGATTGGTTTAGAGCCAGGAAAGGCGTATGTTCAGGGTTATGAAATTGAAAAACCTTCTACTGAATATGTAACAGTTGAAAAAGCCAGAGATATTGTTTCTGTTAATAACTCAGTTATTCCAGCAACAGTTGGTAACTATGTTTTAGTCACTAACATTAATGGTGCTCCTGGAATTAATACATTAAAACAAGTAACTCTTTATAATAGAGTTTCTTCTGCTGTTGGAAATATTGGTGGTCCATCTGGTGCGACAGCAGTTGGTACTGCTCGTGTTCGTTTCATGGAATACCACAACGGAACTATCAGTGCACAAACTGCAATTTATAAACTAGGTTTATTTGATGTTCAGATGATTTCTGGATATGACTTTAATAGAGATGTTAAATCAGTATATCATGTTGGATCTAGTAGTGATGTTAATTTAAACTTCACTGCTGATGTAGAAGGTGCTACTAAAGTTGGATCTGGAACATTAATTCGTTTAATTGGGCAATCAGCAACATCTGTATATGCTTTAACTGCAACTGTTGCTACCAGTGGAACTGGTGGACAATTTACTTGCGGGGCTTCTACTCTAGCAGTTGGAGATTTAATTACTATTTCTGGAGCACTAGGTGGTAGTGGTACTATTACTGGTTACACAACTGGCACTACGTATAAAGTTTCTGCTATTACTGGTACATATCCAAATGTAACTGGATTTACTTTAACAACTAGTGGCGGATCTGCGATTGTAACAACTGCTGGAACATTAACTGGTTTAGTGTACTCAGTTCAATCTTCAATTATTACTGGTTCATCAACTTCTTTCCAAACAGATCTTAAAGTTGGTGATTATATTTTCTTGGGTACTGCATTACGAAGAGTTACTGCAATTGCATCACAAGTTTCTATAACTGTTGATTCTCCACTTTCAGTGGCTGGTGTCACTATTGATAGAGTTGAAACTCAATTAAGAGAACCAGAAAATACTTCTTTACTATTCCCATTTCCGTACTATGCGATTGAGAGTATAAGCGATACAGTTTATACTGTATATGAAACATTCACTAGCAGCGTATCTGCTGGTGCTATCTCTATTTCTACTGCTTCTGGAACAATGGCTTCAGCAGCAGACCAAGATAATTATACTGTTATTGATACTGATTCTACATCTGGTGGTGCTGTTATTCCAACTACTAGCATTATTCCATCTGGCTCAAATGCTACGCTTAATGTCAATACATCATATAATACTAAAACTGTTTTTGTTATTGCTGCAGTTAATAAAAGTGGCGCATCACTAACTCAAAAGACAAAAACTTTAGTACCAAGCGCATCTAAAACATTTACAACTGCAGCCACTGCACAGTTAACTGAATTAAAACTTGGTAAGGGTGATGGGTATCGTTTGATTTCTGTTAAAATGAAATCTGGCACATTTGCATCTCCAGGTGCTACTTACTCTATTGATATTTCAGATCGTTTTATCTGGGATGATGGACAAAGATCTACTCACTATGATCAAGCACGATTAATTCTTAAGAATTCATATGCTCCCCCAGAAGCACCTATTGAAGTAATATTTGATTACTTCACTCAAGGAACTGGTGACTACTTTACTAAAGATTCATATCCTGTATCTATTCAATATGGTGCTTTACCATATTTCCAAGGTATTGCTTTACGAGATGTTATTGACTTTAGACCAAAGATTGATGATGAGGGTACAGGATTTACTGGAACTAATCCATCTGTAACATTACTGCCAAAGCGTGGTATTGACATTACAACAGATTTCTCATACTACCTAGCAAGAAAAACTAAAATCGCTGTAGACTTTGGTGGTAATTTCTTTGCTATTGATGGCGTGTCATCTCTAAATCCAGGTGAGCCATTAGATCCAACTCTTGGTTTAGTTCTTTATAACCTAACACTTGAGCCATACACATTTGGAACATTAAGTAATAATGTTCAGATTAATAGAGTTGACAATAAACGATACACTATGCGTGATATCGGTAAACTAGAAAAACGAATCGATAATCTAGAATACTATACTTCATTATCATTGTTAGAACAACAAACAGAATCTTTAGATATTATAGATGCTGATGGTATAAGCAGATTCAAAAATGGATTTATTGTAGATAATTTTGCAGGGCATAATACAGGTGACACAGCGTCTCCAGATTACTTGTGTTCTATTGATATGGAAAAGGCAGAAATGCGACCATTCTATACAATGCAAAATGTCAACTTAATTGAAGCAGTTTCAGCTGATAGTGATCGAACTACATCAAACTACAAATTATATGGTGATGTTATTACATTGCCAGTAGTTGATCATTTACCAATCGTTAAGCAAGCATACGCTTCTCGTTTAGAAAATATCAACCCATTCGCTGTATTCACATTCCTTGGCGATGTTAAAATTAACCCATCTACAGATGATTGGTTTGAAACAGATCGTCGCCCAGATTTAGTTATTGATGTTGAAGGTAACTTTAATTCAGTTAAAAATCTTGCTGAAAAGGCAGGTGTGCTTGGTACTGTTTGGAATGCATGGCAAACACAATGGACTGGTACACCTGTTAGCACTGGTCGTGTGAAATATACATTTGGTGGAAACTGGGCATCTGGTCAAGGTGATGTTCGTTTGTCACAGGCTGAAGTTCAAGCGAAGTTTGGCATCAATGAGTGGGGTAATGCTCGTCAAATCACTGTAGAACAAACTGCTACTAAAGTTGGTCAGTCTAGAACAGGTATTAAAACTACTCTTGTTGAGAAAATTGATAGACAAGTTGTTGGAGATCGTATTCTTTCAACAGCTGCAATTCCTTACATCCGTTCAAGAAACATTTTGGTTCAAATTCAAAAATTAAAACCAAATACTCGTTTCTATCCATTCTTTGATGGTATCGATATATCAGCGTACTGTACACCAGCTTCTACTATTCAATATGTTCCTACTGGTGCTACTGCTGCAGCGAAATTAATAACACATAATAAATTTGATTCTGAAACTAATGTTGGCTCACAGGCTACAGGTGCTTCTCGAAGAATTGGTGGTGACTCACAAGTTTGTTTAAATCGTGGTGATGTTATTACTGGTGGTTCTTCTGGTGCAACAGCAGTTGTTGTTGGTAAAGAATATAATCCAGATGCTGGAACATACTCATTGTTTGTGATTAATATTCAAGGTACATTCTCAACTAGTGAAACGATCACTGCTTCTAATCCACTGGGTTACGCAACCGCAGCATCTGGAGCCATTGAATCAGTTACTACCAAAGCACTTGGTAGCACTTTAATCTCTAACTTTAATGGTGATTTAAATCTATTATTTAATATTCCAAATAATGATTCATTAAGATTCCGTTGCGGTAGTCGTGAACTAAAATTAGTAGATGTAACAACTGCAAATGGAGCATTTACTTCTCGTGCACGAGCAAATTATCGTGCAGAAGGTGTTCTTGAAACTAAACAAAGAACTGTTCATGCAGTTCGTAATGGAGAATTGGCTCAAGAGCCACTAGCAGATAATCAAGTTATCACTCAAACTTCTGAACGAGTTGTTGCTGATACTGGCTGGTGGGATCCGTTAGCACAGACATTCTTGATCGAACAAAAAGGTGGATGTTTCTTATCAAAGGTAGATATTTTCTTTGCATCAAAAGATGTTTCAATCCCTGTTTCTTTAGAAATTCGTGAAGTTGTCAATGGCTATCCAGGAAAACGAGTTCTTCCATTCTCTCGTGTAACTTTAAAACCAGAATATGTAAAACTTTCTGAGAACACAGTATTATTAGATGATGTTGATGTTAATTCTTATGATACACCAACAACATTTACTTTCCCAAGTCCAGTATATGTTCAAGAAAATGCTGAATATGCTATTGTTCTATCATCAGATTCAAATAACTATAAAGTTTGGATTTCACAAGTCGGCGATTTAATGCCAGGAACTGCTCGTACTATTTCTGAGCAACCATATCTTGGTTCATTGTTTAAGTCTCAAAATGCTTCTACATGGACAGCAGATCAAACTCAAGATTTGAAGTTTACCATTTATCGTTGTCAGTTTGCTACTGGTGTTAATTCTAATGTTGTATATCAAAACGATGTTCTACCGAAAGTTACATTGGTTTTAAATCCATTCGAGACTAGAAATGGTGTTTCTAAAGTTCGTGTGTGGCACGCAAATCATGGTATTCCATCTGGATCTTATGTAACCCTTAGTGGTGTTACTGCTAATGTTAATGGTATTGCATTTGCTGGATTTAATAATACATTTACTGTTAGTGATGTTGATTTAGACAGTTACTGTATTACTCTTGGTACAAATGCAACTTCTTCTGGATACAGTGGTGGTTCTACTGTAAAGGCTACTAGACATATCCAGTTTGATGCAGTACAACCATTGGTTCAATTACAATCATTCTCTGAGACTCCAGTAACATTTGGAATAAAGGGTACTAGTGGTAAATCTGTCGATTCTACTACACAATCTGCTTACGATCAAGATACTGATTATATCGGAGTTCTTGCAAACGAGACTAATTATTTCGATTCACCAAGAATGATTGCTTCAGAACAAAACGAAGCGAATTCAGATTTAGCGAATGGATTGAATGGTGCCAAGTCTGTTAAATTTAATGTTGTGATGAGCACTTCAAATGACGCACTGTCTCCAGTAATTGATACACACAGAACAAGTTTGATTGCTATTGGAAACAAAGTTAATAATCCTTTAGAAACCAACATGAATGTGACAAACTTGGACTATAATGTATTGATAAGTAATAGCCCTACAATAACTATTAGCGGTAGTACTATTACAACACCTGCCGCAGCGGTTACATCTCCAGTAACAATTTCTGGTGTTGCTATCGGTGGAACTGCTGGGCAGTTTACTTGTACTGCTACTACATTAGTGGTTGGTAGTAGAATTCAAATTACTGGTACACTAGGTGGCACAGGAACTATTACAGGGTATACAACTGGTACAACATATCAAGTTTCTGCTATTACTGGTTCTGGTTCTTCTGTTACTGGTTTCACTTTAGTTACTACTTCTGGTTCTGCTATTGTTACTACTGCTGGTACTTCAACTGGTTTAACATATACTGGATATATTGCTCCTGCTCAAGATGCCTTCAAAACTGCAACAGTTGGTAAGTATCTAACTATCGCTGGCGCAAGTACTGGAACTAGCACTAAGTTAATAACTGCAGTTGCTACTGATGGAACTTCTATTACATTTGATTCTGCACCAACAGCAGTTACTGGTAATGTGACAATAACTCAGAGAGAAAGATTTGTTGAAGAAAATGCTCCATCAGAAAGTTCTACATACAGTAAATATGTAACCAAGAGAGTTAATCTAGCAGATCACTCTAGCTACTTAAGAGTAAATTTTGCAGCTAATCTTCCAGCTGAAGCATCTATTGAAGTATGGTATAAAACTAATATTGTTGGTTCCAATACTCCATTTGAAAATGCAGCATATAAAGAGATGGCAGTAGATTCTGCTATTTTAATCTCTTCAAATCAAGAAAACAAATTCTATGATGCTTCTTATTCATTAGATGATTTGCCAGCATTTGATGCTGTGCAAATTAAGATTGTAATGAAGTCTTCTAATAGTTCTCAAGTTCCAAGAATTAAAGATCTTCGTGTGCTTGCCTGCGTATGATGGAAGGTTTTGTTAAAATAAAAGATAAGGATGGTCTCGTAAGAGACCTATCCAGTGGCGCAGTAATAAATACAAATATAACTGATCGTGAAATTTTCTTAAAACGAAGAAACGCAACTAAAGAATTAACTCAACAGATTAAACAAAACGCTGATAAGATCCAAAAGATTGAGTCAGATGTGACAGAGATAAAAGAAATGCTCGCAATGCTTATTAAGGGTAGACAATAATGGCTGATATTACACTTCGATCTGTGTTGGGTCGTCCTCTAACGATTGCTGAGGCAGACGCTAACTTTGACAACCTAAACACTGAGGTTGGAACCAAATTAACTGCAACTTCATATAATGCAGCTGATGTACTAACTAAAATTAAAACAGTGGATGGATTAGGTTCTGGTTTAGATGCTGACTTACTAGATGGTTTAAATACTAGTAGTTCAGATACTACTGGAAACTCCGTTGTCACTAGATCTTCTGGTAATTTCTCCGCTGGAACAATCACGGCTGCTTTAGTTGGTAACGTAACAGGTAATGTTGTTGGCAATTTAACTGGTACTGTCACAGGTAATGCAACAAACGTAGATGGTATTGTTTCTATTAATAATGGTGGTACTGGCTCAACTACTGATGCTACAGCAAGAGTTGCATTGGGCTTAGGGACTATTTCCACGCAAAATGCAAATAACGTAACTATTACTGGCGGTTCGGTAACATTAACTTCTGCTCTTGGTATTGCTTCTGGTGGTACTGCAGCAACCTCTACTACTCAAGCAAGAACAAACTTAGGTTTAGTTATTGGTACTGACGTACAACCATTCTCCAACGAATTGACTGCAATTGCTGGTGCAACTTCAGCGACTGGTTTCTATGTTCGTCTTGGTTCTGCTTCTGTTGTTGAGAGAACTATAACTGCTGGTACTAATATTTCTATCACTAATGGTAATGGTGTTGATGGTAATCCTGTTATTACTGGCTCTTCTACTCCAACTGTAGATTACATTGTTAAGCAAGGTACAAATGGTTCTGGTGATATTGGCCAGTCTGCAAATAGATTTGCTGTAATCTACGGTACTTCTACTTCTGCTCGTTACGCCGACTTGGCAGAAAAATATCTTGCTGATGATGTATATGAAACTGGCACAGTAATGTGTGTTGGTGGAACAAAAGAAATAACTGCAACCAATAATGGTGATTTGGCAATCGGTGTAGTTTCTGCTAATCCTGCATATATTATGAATGATGATTTAGTTGATGGAACTAAAGTAGCACTAAAGGGTCGTGTTCCTGTTAAAGTTATTGGAAAAATAACAAAAGGAAAAAGTATCGCAGGATATGATAATGGAACTGCCATAGAGTGTGAACATCATCATTATGCTTCGTTTGGTATTGCATTGGAATCTAACGAAGACGAAGAAGTTAAACTTGTTGAATGCGTAATTTTATAATGTTTCATGATAACTCAACCAATTGTTTTTCATAAGACAAATGTATCTCTTTCAGATATACTAATCCCAAAAGACTTAGTGGTCTATCTTAAGACCACTGAGACTTGCCAACTCAACTGCCAACACTGTTTTACAAATGGTGTCAACGGCAAAAAGATATACTTTAATCCCGAACATACTGTAGAGTGGTTTGAACGACTCCACGAGGAATGCCCATCTTTTAATGGTGGTAATATTACATTCCACGGAGGAGAGCCATTCCTCGCTCCTCTAGATGATATGTACTATGTTTGGAATAAAGTATCTAAACTATTCCCCAATCTTAACTGGTCGTGTTCGACTAATCTTTGTTTCAATCTAACTGAAGACCATATGGAGTTTTTCAGAACTGTCCTAAAGAATGGATTCTGCACTTCTTGGGATAAGGGTATTCGGTTTGAGAATGATAAACAAGAAAATCTCTGGCGAAAGAATCTTAAGACTGTAGTAGATGCTGGACATAATATCACTCTAAACATTAGTCTTAATAAACAATTAATGGAGATGGATACTACTGAGTTAGTTCTTTGGCTCAATACTCTAGGTGTAAACTGGGTACAATTTGAACGACTAACCCATGATGGTTCAGCTCTGGTAAATACTCATATTTTTCCTGCAAATAAAGATCAAGACGACTGGTTTGTTAGAATGCATGAAACCTATCAGACAATAAAACCTAAATATAAAGATGTTCTTTTAGAAGGTGTGTATTCCTCTATAACTAAGGGGATACATGGTGGAGTTAGATGCAGAGATTGTGAACAGAAAATATTTACAATCAATGCAGATGGAACTGTGGCTGGATGTCCAAATGCTGCAGTTGGTAATGGGTTTGGAGATATATCTCAGCCCATTAGAACTTTACTCTCCGCCAGAGGAAGAATAAATAACATTACATGCGAGATAGAAAGAGATCCTCGTTGCTATACTTGTGATGTATTTGATATATGTAATAGCGACTGTCACCAATTAAAGTGGCAAGGAGATATCTGTGCAGCACCACGAACACTAATGCAAAGGTTAAAGAATGACAACAGCTGGCGATAATATAACAAAAGCGAACATCGTTGCTTCGATGGCAGCATTGTCTAGCACATATAATACTGGTATTGTGTGGGGAACTCACAACCAACCATTCCAAATAGACATCACTGGTGGTGATGCTAGTGGTTATTCTCAAACACTACAAAGTGATATCTCAGACACCAATGTGACTGCTTCTACAATTACTACAAACTTTAGAGCATATGCTACTTTATTATCAAGAATTCGAAATGTTCGTCTATTAAAGTATTATCAAATCCAGGGAGATATAAGAGCACAAACAGATTA